TTGGGGATGTTAACTGCATCGGATCTATCCTTTCGCAGAATCGGCCAACTGGCCTTGTGGCTGCAACACGCCCCGCACTTTTGGCAATCCAGTTCGCATGTTGCAGTATGGGCTGACTGGTTCTTCGTGGAGGACATGCTCATGCAGGTTCTCTACGTCGATCTTTAGTTTTGGGCAATGCACAAATGCAGATTCTCTACGGTCAATGCAACGGAAGCAGGCATGGACGTAGTCGCTGTTCATGTGCTTGTCCGGGCGAGACACAACATCCGAGTCATACCTGTTCTGGTCGTACTTGACGTTGTTTGATGTGATATACAGCGAAATATCTTCATCGTTCCATTCACGAAGTGGGAACCACATTTCTGTGCCGTTGCCTATAAGCTTCATGTCCACCATTAGTGGAATCTTGCCAGTCAATGGATCTTCATCACTGCTTTTATGTCCACAGAACAGTACATCAAAGTCGTTAACAACATTGGCCTTTGGTCTGTGCAGCCACTCTTTGCCACATACCCAAGGCTTTGTTAAGTCCATCATTTCCGTTCCGCGCATGACTTTTAGCTGCCCGGTTCCGAGTGAATACGTCTCACAAACGTCAATACGGTCATTCCCGTGTGTTAGTGCAATCGACGCAGGAACCCAGTCGTGGACGGTTAGCTTAAGCTCTTCCTGCACTTCATGGTGGTGCTTGTATTTATGTGACAAGAAAGGCAGCTTGAAGTGAATTACCTCGATATCCGGCCTGACGGTCAAACATAGATCCAACAGCACAGTAGAGTCCTTGCCGCCACTCCATAGAACAGCGGGACGCCTGGCCCGGCCAAGTGCCTTTTTAATCGTATCTATGGCGTGAAAAGTATTCATTAAAGTGCCATTCCAGCTCCCATCAGCAATCCGCCGCCAATTGCGCCCATTGCACCCATCTTGCCTGCGCTTCTAGCTGCGTTGGCTTGAGCTTGACCAGCAGCCATCTGCATCTGCGCGTTGTACGCACCGTAGATCGAGCCCATGCCAGTCTGTGACTCTGGATTAAAATATTGTGGGCCAGCCTGCTGCTGTGCCATCATCGCGTTCTGTGCGGCTTGACCACCAAACGAACCAGCGTACATAGGCTGTTGGTAGAACGAGGTCAGCGCAGGAGCGGCCTGTTGCTGGAAGTAGCCACCCAATCCTGTGCCAAGGGCCACAAGCTGCTGCTCCCGGGCCTGACGCGCGTTGTAACGGTTCATCACCTCGGCAAGGTTGCTCTGCCCGCCTAGCGACGTTCCCCGAACTGCGTAGCCTGCTCTAGCCTGCTGGTCGAGCATGCGCTGTTCTTCTGGCGACAAGGCTGCCCCATTAGCCTGTAAGCCGCCGAGCTTTTGCTCTGTGTACTTCTGGAGAGCTTGGTTAATCCCGCCAACGCCTTGAGCCTGCTGGAAGGCTTGAATGTACTCTGGAGCACGCTGCTGCAAGCCACGCAACTGCGCCGCCTGCTGGCTCTTCATGTACTCTTCTTCCAGCGCGGAATAAGACGGCTGAAGCTGCTTGTACAGGCCAATCTGACTGGTAGCTGCCTGCTGGGCAATCTGATCTTGCAGGGTCTGGTACTTAGGCTGATAAGTCTTTTCGCTCTCGTAAATCTGTGGAGCCAGTTCAATCTGCGCCTGCAAAATAGACCGCATCGACTCCTGGTAGTTAGGAGCCGGTGGTGCCGATACAACTTGAGTTTTACCTCCGCCCATATAAAAGTCTTTCTAGTTTTTTAGGAGTGATCTGTGTGGCGTGGTCGTGTCTCCATGCCCAAACTTGTGTGATAGGTGCTTTACGTTGAAAAAACTGCCCAAACATTTCACCAACAGCTTCAGGCTCGCTTGCCCAAGCCATGTGGATCGTCCATGTGCCATCTTGCTTGCGCCACCTCCAGTTGAAGTCGCTGACACCGGGATGCGTGGTTGAGACACCTGTGATCTTGCCGTCGCGCCGAGCAACGTAAATGCTATCATGGACGCCGTAGAAGCTAAGATAACCATCCACATCATCTCGGGATACCTGTCCCAGAAGCTCAATATGGTTGCGGCATTGTTCATATAGCGTGTCTACAAGTTGTTCCCAGTCCTGTACGGTCATTAGGTTTTGACGATGAACATCAAGGCTACGTTGCGGGGACGGGTTTCGGCAGTGCCGGTTGAGCCTGTGGCAGACGTTGCAATTAAAGGTCTGTTAACTTCCAAGCCAGACGAGGGTCCAGTTCCAAAGGATTGAATAAGATTAATTCCATGCGTGTGCGGCTGGATGTCCTGCGCTTGAGCGGACAAGATCTGCCGAGGATAATCCACTGTAGTACGGCCGTTGCTCCATCCACGGACAAACTCACCTCGCAAATCAGGAAGGTTAGCACCAAATAACGCGACAAGGTTTGGTGATCCAGCGGTAGACTGGCCATTACATTCCAGCCAACCCGCCGGAACAGTAGATGTTCCCCACATTACAATTGTACCCGGAGTAATGGTTGTAGATACAGTGGCGTCCACATACCCCTTGCTTGCTGCTGTAGCTGCCGTAGACGGCGTACTGTTTACTAGCACCAACGGCCCAGTCATCGTGCCGCCTGCAAGTGGCAAAAATATAGACGCAAACAGATCTCTAATACCCTGAAGAGTGTACTTAAACAAAGACCCAGATCTTTCAGCGATTACATAGTCGCTCTCTTCAGGAGAGCCTGTAGTCTGCGCAGAGATAGCTCCAGGCAACAAGATCGCGTTATCGACATGGTCATTCAGGTTCTCCGCAGTCACTTGGTTAGTGCCAGCAGTAGGGTAATTGACGTATGTCGTTCCTTTTTGGATTTGTTGGCCGGGCATAAGTTACTCCTGAGAAATCATTGGTCTATTTGCTGCTATAGCATAAACAGCAACACTTTTCAAGGCTGGTCTTCCAACCACAAAATTAACCGTGCAAGCTATCGACGTTCCCCGAGCAGCGATACGGGGGCGCAAGGTTCCGTCTGAGGTGCCGCTAAAGCTGTACTCAAGGACAGTCTCGGTAGCATCTGGGTCGTAGGTAGTCGTGTCGAGTCGCACAAAATCGTTGGCGACGTTGTTGAAAGTAAACTCACCTCGGCTAAACCGTTTCTCCGAAGTCCCGCCAAAAGCGTACTCTCTAGTCTTCACAGAAGCAGGAATGTGAACGAAGTTCTGTGTGCTGGCTATCAGCGTCGATGGTGTAATCTGAGACGACTGCGGAAACAGATTGAACGGTAGCACTGGCAGCGCGTTGGACGTGTTGAACTCGTCACCCTCGACCTGTTCCTCTGACAGGAACACGCCACCGTACTGGCCGGAGCCAGCAAAGTTGGTAATGATCATTAGCCTCCGCTGATTAATATACGCAGACAAGATCAAGTTATCTGAGAATAAGCCGGTAGGATAATAGTCAATCGACTCCCAATTCTGGTTCAGCGTATTGTATACAAGGATCTTGTCGTTCCTAGTTGCCGTGCCAGTAGGCATCGCAATGTAAAAACGGTTGCTGTAATAGGTCGCTACCGAGTTTTGAACTGCGTCGTAGTTAACGCTCTCAAAGAAGTCCGCAATTGGCTCACTGAGCGGCAGCGTGTTGCCTAGCAGCTTCAGGTCAAGCTGGGGCGTAAGCATGTGCACCCCATTGGCAGACAGGAAAAACACGAACTGACCCGCTGACACGATAGACCGTCTGGCCAAGCAGCCAATTTCGGTCGTAATCACCGTCGTGCTGCTGTTAGCCCCAGGAGGCGAGTTGATGTCAAAGTTGTCAGTCTCTACAAAAACAACGTAGATACTGTTGGTCATAAAGACCAAGAACTGGTCTTGCACCCACGGTAGCACCCCTACAATCGAGTCATTCCCGCCGGTATTGATGACAAAGTTGTTGAGCGTCGTGTCGCATTGCTCGCTTAAGATGTCACTAACGAGCATCTGGTAGTCGCCGTACTTAATAATGAGCCGGTTCTGGAAGTACAAGCCAAAGTCAGCACAAGGCACAGACACAGTGACACCTGTCACCGTGCCGCCGTCTACAACAAACTTCTGCTCTGCGTAAACTAAATCAGCAAGTCCATCCTGCCATACAAGCGGCGGCAATCCCCGTCGAGCTGTCCAGCCCGAATCACTTGGCCGTGCCGCAAATGTCGAACCAGTGTTGTTCTCCCACTCAAAAGTAAACGTAGTTGGACTAGTTACAGTGATAACATAACTGCCAGTAACCGCTTGTCCGGGGCCATCGCCGCCATCCGTCAGGCCAACTGTAACTTCATCTCCAGTCGAGTAACCGTGTGCCGTTGCTGTTGTTATAGTAATTATGCCAGTATCGTTGTCTAGAATATCAGCATTTGATTCGGTAGCCGCAAACGTCTTCTTGTCGTACTTGCCACGGAAGATAAATATCTTGTTTAAGGCCGTAACAACGTCACAAATGCCACCTTCTTGGATTACACGGTCTGGAGGAAAGTCATAAGGCCCATACAGCACCTCAATGTCCTGCCCTTGAGCTGGTTTGTACAGGTATAGCCTGTCCGTGAAGACCATGACGATGTTGTCGTGACCATCAGCGTCAACGTACAGGCCAGAGCCAACCATCGTTAAACCGATGAGTTCAGTCTCAGTCAACCGCTTGGTCCCCTTGCGGGGCTGCGCAATGCCACGTTGCAGCCGAGTATTGAAGCTCGCTTGCAAGATGCCAGGCTGCAAGTTTGCAGGGTCAAGCCTACTGGCAAAACCCAGAAACATGTCATCACCTTCAGCCTGTGCTTCTTGTGCCATTAGGAAATAAGCTTACTGAGCTTGTCCACAACGCGCTGGAGATCGTCACGCAACTCAATCATGCGCTCCATGTGACCCTCATCTTCACCTTCTTCCTCGCCCTCACCCTCTTCCTCTTCGCCGTAACCGCACTCGGAACAAGTACCGTCAGACTCCATAGGAGACTCACATTCAGGACAGGAACGGCTCTTGCCACCCATAGGGCCACCAAGGATGGCCAACATTGCATTCATTGACTTAGGCATAAGATTAGGCGATTAAGGATTTCTTGGCTTCTCTGCGAGCGCACAGCTCAGCAAGAGAATAAGGAGTATCATACTCAAAATGAGGCGCATCGTATAGCTTCTTGAATTTGCCGCCCCAACGCAGCTTGTGCTTTGCACACAAGGTTGAGGCGTGTTTATGCATAAGGTCAGCGAGCTTTGCGTCAGCGGGTGTGCTGCCATCCATGTACACTTTACCTTTGAACACGCCGCAGTCGATGGCGAGCCCGAAGTTGTGCATGGATGATCCTGGCTTGGCATTGGTCACCTTTGGCCCCGGAGCCGTGCGCCCCTTGGCGTACAGCGCCGCTTGTTCCTCGAACGTCCTAGTTCCACAGATGACCTTGTAGTCCAGTCCGCTTTTGGCAACCAGTTCTTTGGCGTCTACGATGAACGCGATAAAAGCGTCCCTGACTTCAGGTAGCAGCGTCGCTATGAACTTAGCTGACCGTTCGTCAATCATTTGTGTAGCAGCTTGTATATCTTGGTCAGCGTATAAAAGATTGCGGCAATGCCACCTAGAATACGAACTGTTTGCTCGATCTCGCTTAAAGACAATGCAATTGCGGCTACGTTTATGCCCAAAACAGAGCCAATTTCCTTGAGATCGTCTAGCATTTCACCGGGGCTTTCCATTGCATTACCTGTGTTGAGATTGTTTGGCGACAGAAGCGGCATCAATCAACTCCAGTTCAAGTCGCTGGTATCGAGAGTCTGAATGCCATTTCTGCGCCACCTCGGCAGTGTACGTCTGTCCAGCCTGAAGCTCAAGTATCTCCTTGCTGGGTGGATATAAGTATCTTACTGGAACGTGTGAATTGGTAGCGCAGCCGGTCAGCCAAAGCATCACGGCCATTGGCCCTAGCTTCAAGGATCTGAGTTTCGACATCATCGCAGTACTTGGCTATGTCACGCTCCAGCTCCCATGAGGCCCGTTTAGCCTTGATCTCCAACCACAGGCGCAGGATTTGCAGTAGGTTTTGTATCATTGGACTCCCTGCGGATGACGTTGATTAGCCCGATAAGCGC